GCCGCTGCGCCGATGGAATCCACTGGCGACGGGTGGACGCTGTACGGGCTGGCTGTCCCCTATGGCGCCGAATGTCTGGTCAGCGATGACGGGCTGACTTTCTATCGTGAGACATTCCAGCAAGGCTGTTTCAGCAGGGATGTGGCTAAGGGCGCCAGGTGGGTCAATCTGATGGTGGGCCACGATGGGGACGACGGTGACCGTTATCTGGGGCGCTGTGTCGGTATCCACGAAGACGCGGAAGGGTTATGGCCTTCATTCCGGCTGGATAGGCACCACCCACAAGCGGAAGCAGCGCGCGCTGGGGAGCTGGTCGGCTGGTCTGTCTCTGCGCGTGTTTATCGCAGTCGTAAGGAATCCATCGCTGGCCAGGTGGTGGTGACCCGTGAACAGTGCGGGCTGTCTCATGTGGCTGCCACTGCTGTGCCCCAATATGCGGGCGCTGGGGTCATGGTGGCGCGTGAGCATGTGATGGTGAACGCAGGAAGTAACACACCACGCCTGGACGCATTACGCGCGCTGGGCTACGGTAAATCGGAGTAGGGACCAGCCACCCTGCCTGTGACAAACACCAGACACCCTGGCGCGCCAGTGACCAGCCACCCTGGGTTATGTCGGTAACAGAGCAGCCACCCTGGCGTGATAATTCCGCTATCCCTAAAGGTGGTATAGGCCATGGGCGCCTATCTGGATCGACTGACACAGCAGTTTGAGGAAATCAACACTGGCATTGACACCCTGGTGAATCGCGCCGCAGAGGAAGGGCGCGATATCACAGAGGATGAGGAAAAGCAGGTTGAGCGTGATCGGGCGCGGCTGGCAGAACTAAAGCCAGCGATTGCGAACTACACGCAGATTGAAACGGACGCCAGCCAGGTGGCGGAAATGCGGGCGCGTGTCCGCTCTACCCCCACCGTGGTGCGTACGGCACCTGAGCCGGCAAAGCCTTACGAGCTGGGTGACGATTTCACCAGCGCAGGTGACTACGCGGTCACTCTCCACCGTGCGATGGTGTCTAAGGATCCTGAGGCTGTGGAGAAGATTGAGCGTGCCACGGCGCACCAGTTGCTGGCGGATAACCCTGGGATCGTCCCTAAGCCTGTTTTGGGGCCAGTGCTCAACCTGATTGATTCCAGCCGTCCGTTTGTGGAGTCGATCAGCCGCAAGCCACTGCCTGCTGGGCAGTTTGATCGCCCCTACATTGATCAGCATGTGGCTGTGGCAGAGCAGACGGCAGAGAAGACGCTGACTGCCAGCCAGAAACTGACTGTGCTCAGCCTGCCTGTGGCGGCTAAGACGTACGCAGGCCACCTGAATATCAGCCGCCAGGATATCAAGTGGACTAGCCCCAGCATTCTGCAAATCGTGTTTGACGATTTCGCCACCGTGTACGCCATCACCACCTGCCAGGTGGCCTGTACCGATTTCCTGGCCAGTATCCCTGGCCCACCCACCCCTGTGGTGGCGCTGACGGGTGAGTCACTCACCCAGGCGCTGTATGAGGGCGCCGCTAACGCGCTGGATTCGGGTGGCGGTCTGCCGGATACGCTCTGGGTGTCCCCTGATTCGTGGGCCAAGATGGGCGGAATGTTCAACGCCAACGGATCCGCTGCGTTCCCCAGCCTGTCGCTGACTAACCAGGGTGGTAACCCCCTGGGTCTGCGCCTGGTCGTGGATCAGCATTTCCCCGCTAACACCATGGTCGCTGGCCCCAGCAGACTGGCGGAATGGTACGAAGACGTGGACGGGCTGATGCAGGTGGGCGAGCCTGACGTTTTGGGCCAGCTCGTGGGCTACGCAGGGTTTGCTGCCTTCCTGAATGTGGCGCCTGACGCCTTCACCAGTTACACCCTGCCGGCTGCGCCGTAAGCAGATCGGCATGGGCACCATTCCTGACCTGGCCACCGTGCGCGCTTATCTGCGTGTGCCAGCCACTGTCATAGCGGACGATGAACTGGAACGTATGCGGATAACTGCGCTCACCGATCAGGTGGCCAGGTGTGCGTGGCCAGGTCAGGAAACCCCCGATGATCCGACAGACGACCAATACCCAGACGCACTGGCGCAGGCGCTGCTGCGTCGTGTGCAGCGGGAATGCGCGGCCAAGAATCTCCCGCTGGGCATGGTGGGTTTGGATGGTGGCGAATACGGGCCACAAAACCTGCCTGCCTATGACGCACTGATCAGCGAGCACGAGAAAGCTTTTCGGCGCCAGGTGGTGGGATGAACAGCAAACTGGCCAGCCGTGCTGGTGAGCCTGTGGTGGTCGCTGAGAGCCGCGCAGCCATCGTGGCGGCTCTGGCCACCATCCCCAGCCTGGTAGCCGTTCCTAACGTGCCTGACGTGCCAACAGAGGGCGCCGCGTGGCCTGTGTGGGTGCAGTCGATCCCCAGCGGCGCCCTGCTGTCCCCCATGCGCGCCACCTATGACATTTACGCCCTGCTGCCGGCTGGGTATGTGGCCACCACGGTGGAGGCAGGTGACGGGCTGGTGGGTCAGATGTGCCGCGCCCTCTGGAACCTGTGCCTAGTGGAGCTGGCCGAGCCAGTGCAGGTTCGTTTCGACAATCAGACAACCATGCCAGGGATACGCCTGCGCGCCACGATGAGAGGAAGTCAGCAGCCATGACAGCAGTAACGGCAGAATCAGGTTGGCCGCTGGGGCCAGGCGTCCTAAAGATTGGCGCCACAGGCTCTGAAATTGATGTGTCGTGCAACGTGAATAACTGCACGATCAGCGCCAACAAGACCCAGGACGACAGCACGACAAAGCTCTGCGGCACCGTGGTGCCTGGGGCCACCACCTATGATTATGTGATCGGCGGGAACGTAGACACCGATATCGGGGAAGCCACTGGCCTATTCGCGCTGTCACAGACCGCGCCAGGTAGCCAGCAGGCTTTCACGTTCACCCCTAACACGGACGCTGGGACCACTGCTGTGGGAATGCTGATCATTGACCCGCTGGATTTCGGTGGCAGTGACACCACCCAAACCATGGTCAGCGATTTCGAGTTTGCGCTAGTGGGTCAGCCCACCTACACCTACGGCACGGGCACCACTGCGGCCAGCTCGCAGGATGAGGAATTGCAGCCAGCCTGATGGCTGACGAAACAGTCACGGTGGATGGTGACGAAAACCTGCGCCGCACCCTGGGGAACGCCCAGGACGATCTAGATAACCTGGATCAGTCTGATAACGCGCGGCTAGTGGAGCAGCGCGCGAGAGCCAGGGCGCCGAAGGTGTCAGGCACCCTGCGTGGCTCTATCCGTGCCAGGGACCTGGGGAACGGTGCCGCCTGTGTGGCGTCCGATCTGGTGTACGCGCCTGTCATCCATTACGGCTGGCCTGCGCACAACATCCACGCTCAGCCGTTCCTCACCACGGCGCTAGCGGATTCCACACCCATGGTGGAAGCAGACAACCAGCGGCAGGCGCAGCGGATCCTCAGCCATGTGAAAGGGGCATAACAGTGGGTGAAGTGAAACTAACCAGCCCGCGTGTGGTGATCATCAGGGAAGGCATGCCGGACCTGGAATTGCAGACCACTAACGCAGATATGATCCTGTGGGATCTGACGCGCCCTAAGCAGCGTCCACCGTGGCCCAGTTTCCAAGATGCCCCCATTTTGTGGATGACTTTTCTGGCATGGGCTGCTGCGCGTCGTACGGGCGCCATTGAAACCAGCCTCACCTGGGACACCTGGCGGAATGACGTGCTGGAAGTGCAGCCCATCACCGATGACGACGCAGACGCGGCTGGGCAGGGTGCCCCATTTCCCGATGGGGAGCAGGGCGCGGCTGATCTGTGAGATAGCGGTGGCCACCCAGACAGCACCCAGCCAGTGGTGGCAGGAAACAGACGAGACTCTAGCCACCGTGATGCAACTACTAGAAACCCAGGCAGCAGAAATCAGGAAGGCCAGCCGCCGTGGCACTAGGAAGCGTTAGCAGCGCTGATCTGGTGATCAATATTGTCACCAAGCTTTCTGGTGACGGTATGAA